TTAAATATGGAAACGAGAATAGAACAGACGATACTCAAGAATCTGATTCAGAATGAAGAGTTTACACGGAAGTGTATTCCTTTTCTAAAGCCTGAGTATTTCACGGATGCAGCTGAAAGAACAATCTATGAATTTACATATGATTACTTTCAGAAGTATACCAAACCACCTACAGTAGAAGCACTTCTCATAAACCTTGACAATTCGACAAATGTCAATGAGAATGTCGTCAAGGATTCAAAATCTATTGTAGAGGGTTTCAGTGGAGAAGAAAGTCCACAAGACTGGTTGGTTGATGAGACGGAACAGTGGTGCAAAGATAGAGCAATCTACATTGCAGTCATGGATTCCATCGAAGTCATAGACAAGAAGTCACAACGATCTACTGGTGAAATACCTGAGCTTTTGAAGGATGCACTCTCCGTGTCCTTTGATACACAAATCGGTCACGATGTATTAGAGGATTCAGATGCACGATTTGATTTCTATCATACAGAAGAAGAGAAGATTCCGTTTGATCTAGAATACTTCAACAAGATCACTAAGGGTGGTCTACCAAACAAAACACTTAATATTTGTCTTGCTGGTACTGGTGTTGGTAAATCATTGTTCATGTGTCATATGGCATCAGCTGCATTGACCATGGGTAAGAATGCATTGTACATTACCATGGAAATGGCAGAGGAAAGAATTGCAGAACGTATTGATGCCAACACGTTGAACGTACCTATCAAAGAACTTCCTGATATGTCCAAGAAGATGTTTGATAAGAAGATTGAGAAACTTAAGAACAAAACAAAAGGTAAACTGATTGTCAAAGAGTATCCAACTGCATCTGCTCATGTTGGTCACTTCAGACACTTGTTACAAGAACTGGATATCAAGAAGGATTTCAAACCTGATATTATCTTCATTGATTATCTAAACATATGTGCATCACATAGAATCAGACCAGGCTCAGGTGCAAACTCTTACACATTGGTTAAAAGTATTGCAGAAGAACTCAGGGGTCTTGCAGTGGAGTATGATGTACCAATTGTATCTGCAACTCAAACTACAAGATCAGGATATGGTTCTACAGACATTGGTCTTGAAGATACCTCTGAATCATTTGGTTTGCCTGCAACTGCAGACTTAATGTTTGCATTGATCACTTCTGATGAACTAGAAGAACTAGATCAGTTAGTAGTCAAACAGTTGAAGAACAGATACAATGACCCTACAATTTTCAAACGATTTGTGATTGGTATTGACAGATCAAGAATGAAATTATATGATTGTGAGCAAGAAGCACAGGAAGAACTAATTGATAGTGCTGAGGATTATGATGATAGTATTCCTGTAGCAGACAGAGGGAGAGATAGGTATTCAGATTTTAAGATATAAATACTAATGTTGTTATGAGTAATGAAACATTAAAATCAGGTGAAGTGATATCTACTATTACTAAAAAGATCGCACTTAAAAAGTCATTGAGAGAGGCACGCAAAGAAGGTAATCTCAAACAAGCTGATCTTATTCAATTAAAAATTGATTCATTAGAGGATAAACTTCGTTCATCACCATTGTCAAAAACCTAAATAGTTGGGTAAAACTTTTTAGGAGAACAACATGGCATGGTCAGATGATATTGCTTTATTAAATCTTAGAATTGCAAAAGAGCAAAGACTTATAGATTGGTTCGAGGGAGCCAATGAGAATTTGTTTGGGCCTAGGGGTGCAAATGCAGATTGGAGTAATCCAGCACATACTGATGGTTGTGACCCTGATGATGCAGTTCAAGCTGCACATAGACATAGATGTACAGGTGGTGCAAACGCATATTTTGCATGGTGGAGAACAGAATTTCCTGATGCAGATGAAACATCCACAGGTGTAGAGGGTGTAATGTACGAAATGTGGAACGATTGGAACACTAATTTGTCTCAAGACATTGCAAACGATTCAGATTATACAGACACACTTGCAACTCACAAAGCATCTAAAGCAGCCTTTATCACAAAACGTGATGCTCTTCAGGCAAAGATCGATAACGGTGATCTTGATGGAGACCCCAACGCATAAAAAAGCATAAATAGTAGTATTACACAGGAAATTGTGATATACTACTATTATGGGTGCAAAGAATCTACATTTAGAACATTTAGAAGACGAGATCATCAATCAAGGTATTGATGGTGGTCGTGGAGCAATTAACTTTCTTCAAGGTCTAAGAGACATGATGAAAGGCAATTCAAAGTCAGGTGTTAACATGACGGTAAAGTGGGACGGAGCTCCTGCTATCTTTTGTGGTAAACATCCTGAAACAGGTCAATTTTTTGTTGCAAAGAAATCTCTCTTCAACAAAACCCCCCTTTACTATACTTCAGAACAAGAGATCAAAGACTCAGCTGATCTCAATGCAAATCTAAAAGAAAAGTTTACAGTAGCATTTCAATGTTTATCTAAACTATCTTGGAATACAATCATGCAAGGTGATTTAATGTATACCAGTGATAAGAAGATGACTACCATTGATGGTGAATCATTCATAACTTTTCAACCAAATACTATTTTCTATGCAGTTCAGACAGACAGTGAGCTGGGTAAGCAAATAGCTAGATCAAAGATGGGAATCGTTTTCCATACCACATACACAGGTTCTAGTATAGAGGATTTATCAGCAAGTTTTGGTGCAGACATTTCTAAACTTGGAAGCAACTCAGACGTATGGATGGATGATGCAACATATAAAGATGTCAGTGGTAAAGGTTCGATGACTGCAAGTGAAACAGTTAAACTAACACAGGAGTTATCGAAGGTCGGTAAAGCATTTCACGGTATCAAGAAGAATGATCTTAATAAGTTTCAAGCATTACAAGATAACATCGCTGCAAAGAAAGGGCTCACATATAAAACATACTGCAATCAATTAGTAAGAGCTCAGAAGTTTAATCCATCGTATGAAGAGTATCTAAGTAGATTTGAGAAACACTGGTCTGACAAGATTGTAGGTAAAATAAAAACAGAAAAGAATAAGAAGATAAAACAAGACATAGGTGATAGTTTATATAAAGAGATTAGAGCATTAAAGAAACTTATCACTAATCTAACTGCATTCATGGGACACTTAGTTGTTGCCAAACAAATGATTATTGTTGCACTAAATAGAGTAAAGAGTATCGGAACATTTAAACGAACTGAAAAAGGATTCGAAGTAGTGAATCAAGAAGGTTACGTTGCAATCGATAAAAAAGGTAAGGCAGTCAAACTCGTTGATAGAATGGAGTTTGCATTTAATAACTTTACTGCACTGAAGGCATGGGACAAATGAAGACATTCAAAGAATTTTTAAAAGAAGAGTTTCCACCTTTTGCATTGCCTGATTACCCTATGCAAAGGACAGATATAAAATATCTAGATGGTTCATGGGCAGTTGGAGAAGAAGACAAAGCATTCGACTACGATGCAAGTAAAAGTGGTGAAGAGAACATGGACGATATAGAAAAAGAAGTGCAGAAAGATAGGAAGAGCAGATGAAGACGTTTACGCATTTTATATCAGAACAAAAAGAAAAGAGTGCAACCTTTACGTTTGGTCGTTTTAATCCACCAACTACAGGTCATGAGAAACTCGTTAAGAAACTTGCATCTGTAGGTAGAGGAACAGATGTTTTGCTTTTCTCTTCACACTCAAATGACAAGAGAAAGAATCCTCTTACACATAAAGACAAAGTAAAATATTTGAAAAAGTTTTTTGGTAGGATGGTTGTTGATGCAAACGTAAGAAACGTATTTGAGATTGCAAACTTCTTACATGAGAAAGGATATAGAAACGTCAACATGGTTGTCGGTTCTGATAGAATCAAAGAATTTGATATGTTGTTGAACAAGTATAACGGAGTTAAAGCAAAACACGGATATTACAAGTTTAAAAATATAAACATAATCTCAGCTGGTGAAAGAGACCCCGATGCAGATGATGTATCAGGAATGTCTGCATCAAAGATGAGAGAGTTTGCAGAGAAGGGAGATTTCGAAGGATTCAAAGATGGTGTGCCATCTAAAGGTAAGAACCTTGCTAAGAAACTCTACGATGATATCAGAAAAGGTATGGGTATCAATGAGGGTAATCTTCCTGAGTACATGATCGAAGATTTAATTACAGAAGGTGTTTATGACCCAGGCATCTTCAAAGCAGTATTCCTTATGGGTGGGCCTGGTTCAGGTAAATCCACAGTTGTTGATCAACTATCATTAAAAGCATTAGGTCTTAAGATGGTCAATACTGATAAAGCATTTGAGAATGGTTTAAAGAAAGCAGGTTTATCTCTTGATTTAAGAGGTGCAGACTTTGATAAGGTTGACCCGATTCGTGCAAGAGCAAAGAAGATCACTGGTAAGAATATGGATGCATACATCAGAGGAAGACTTGGTATGATATTCGACACCACAGCTGCAAATAAGAATAAGATTGTAAGTTATAAGAAATTATTGGACAAGTTAGGATACGATTACAAAATGGTTTTTGTATCTACAAGTCTACAAAATGCACAAAAGAGAAATGATATGCGTGCAAGAAAACTTCCTGCTGAGATTGTACAGGGAGATTGGGAAAAGGCAAGAAAGAATGCAGATGAATTTAAAAAACTATTTGGTAGAGACTTTGTAGAGATAACAAACGATGATGATGTTGCAACTCTACAAAAGAAATCAATGTCACTATATTCTAAAATGCTTACATGGACATCAAAATACCCTTCAAATAAAGTTGCTTTGAAGTGGAAAGAAAGAATGTTATTGAGGAAACAAGATGGACGCTAAAAATTATCGACAGTTTATAAAAGAATCAGAGAATCAAGACGAAGGTAAACTTGTTGCAAGTCAACTGCAAATTATATCTGCATTGATGAACAAGTTAAAAGATCGTGCAGAAAAAGAACTATCTAAGAATCAGGAGAAAGGTATTGCATTCCTAAACACAATAGGTTCTTTTGTAGGTGCAAAGGTAACAGATAAGAAACAAGCAAAGAACAAACTATTCCTAAAAATGGAATACATCAAAGAAGATGCAGCTGTAGACGCTGCAAACCTCAAGGCAAAACAAGCAGAAGAAATTGAAAGACTCAAAGCAAAACACGAAGGTGAAGTAGAAGCACTTAAAGATAGACATGAAAGAGAACAACGTGCAATCGATCTACAGAAAGAGAAAGAGACTGAGAATAAAGCAATCGAGGCAGAGAGAGAATCACAAAGAAAAGCTGCACAGAACGAATCTCTAGAAGAAGATAAAGAAGAACAGGATAGAGACGTTAAAGACAAAGAAGGTACACAACCTAAAAAATACTACAAAGGTTTAGATAAGAAGACAAAAGAAAAAAGGGATGCACACTTCAAAAAGAAAGTGTCAGGCCCTGCACCTGGCGATGAGGATGAGGATGGTAAACCTATCAAAACAAAACCATCGGTACATACCAAGAAATTTGCAAAGATGTATGGTGAGAAACTAGACAAGAATGCAGACGCAGGTGATTATGTAAAAGATTTTAGGAAGTCTGATGCACCACAGTTTAAAGGTAAGTCAGATAAGAAGATTCAAAAGATGGCAATCGCTGCATATCTAAGTAAGAAGGAGAAGTAAATGAGTGGTAATAAACATGACAACGGAGTCTTAGAACAGGGTACAGATGAGATCAGACAATCTTATCAAGAGGATACGCCTGGGCAATCAGTAGAAGATTATATCAAGGAACAGGAGAAAGCGTTTCATGAACAGAAGAAAAAGACTAAGAAACACTTCTCACAGGTATTTGGTAATCCTTTAAAAGACTATCCATATAATGAAGAATTTCAAGTGGTATCAATCGAAGAAGAAAACAAAGTAGAGATTGATGAAGAAGAATATCCAGGCCTTCAAAAGAAAGCAGACAAATCAGGAATGCCTCTTGGTATCTTGAAACAAGTCTATAGAAGAGGACTTGCAGCTTACAAAACTGGTCATAGACCTGGCGCAACTGCACCTCAGTGGGCAATGGCAAGAGTAAATTCTTTTATCACCAAAGGTAAAGGCACATGGGGTAAGGCAGATTCAGACCTTGCTGCAAAGGTACGGGGTGGTAAGTGAAACCATTTAGAGAACTTGCAATTCAAGAAACTCTTGAGCAAATGCAAGAAGATCAAGTCAATATCTTTGACAATCCCTTTAGATTGGGGTCTGAGATGTTCTATAGAACTATAGAAGAAGCACGAAGACTACATTTAGAGGGTAAATACAAACCTACACCCGTAGATGAACACCTTTTAACGACAGATTTAGGAGAGATGGTTGAGTACGAGGGTGCATATGTACCATTAGATTGTCCTATGATTTCTGAAGAAAAGGATGTTGAACTAAACTCACCGAAAAAAGGTGGGCCAAAGAAATATTACGTCTATGTAAAAGACGGAGATAAAATCAAGAAAGTAACATGGGGAGACACAACAGGTCTCAAAGTTAAGTTAGGGAACGAGAAAGCACGTAAGTCATTCGCTGCAAGACATAAATGTGATACTGCAAATGATAAGACTTCTGCTCGATACTGGGCATGTCGTCTTCCATATTATGCAAAACAGTTAGGTCTATCAGACGGTGGAAAGTTCTTTTGGTAAACCATATATATTATTATGAGTATGAGGAAACTGTTACATCAATATCAAAGCAAAGATCGTCATGCAAGGGTTTATTATAACACCGAAAAGGGTTATGAAGTAGACCTTGCACTCAACGGTAAAGTCCTAGAAATAAGAGAACTACATGGTCATTCTGAATCATATGCAGAAGACTGTGCTGAGAATTATGTCCTAGGAATTTTCGATGTCTAGACCATACAAAGAAGAGATTCTAGAAAAACATGGTACTAGGGAGAAGTATATCATCAGGGAGTTCGATGGAGAACTCGAAGATCGAGAATTAATCTGGCATCGAGACGAAGATACTAGACGTGTTACGGTGCTTGGTGGTAATGATTGGAAATTACAGTTAGATAATGATTTACCAAGGGAATTGATCATAGGTAAATCTTATGCAATACCAAGGATGGTATATCACAGAGTAATAAAAGGGGTGGGAAACCTCATTATAAAGATAGAGAATATATAAATAATACTGTTATGAGTTATAAGTCAGAAAACTGGAAAGAGAAACTAGAGCAAGTCCGTAATCACATCCAACTGAAAGAAGGTTCAGTGGAAAAGAGTGCAGACGAAATTCTTAACGACCAAATTGAAGAAGAACTTAATACATTTGAAGAAGATGTAGAAATAGTTGAAGAAGAACTTGTTCTTGAAGCTTCAATGGGTGACATGATTAAGAAAGTATTCAATACCAAGAGTGAGACAGAATCATTAGGTATTGCAAAACTTCTTAATATGACTGATGTTAAAGTTGCACTTGCAATGCAGAAACAAAATCCTGATGGATTTAGAAAAACTACATTTGCTATGGGTGCAGACAATAAGAACAGAAGTATGATTAAGGACAAAGACCTTCAGAAAATGTTCAAGAAAGCAGGAGTCAAACCAATACCTGAAGGTGTCGAAGAACAGTCAGAAGATTCAGTTGAAAAGACAGTAGAAAAACTCACAGAAAGAAACATGTTGGGTCGTCTTGCAAAGCAGTTGAAACTCAACGAAGAAGGTAAACAGAAAATGTTTGCATACTTTGAAAAGGGAGAATTAAACCAATGATACACGACCTACCTAAAAATCTAGTAGAAGACTCAAGAAAACTTCTACAACAAGGTGCAGACTATGAGAAGTTTTTTAAAGCTGCACTCAAGAAGTTCGGTGTAAACTCACCAGCAGATTTCAAATCAGACGAAGACAAGAAGAAGTTCTTCGACTACATCGATAAAAACTATAAGGGTGAAAAAGAAGAACAGGTTCAGGAGGCTGATGCCGACCCAAAAAAGAATAGATTTGGTTTTGTATTCTTCGATATGGGGAGTGCAAAATCCGCTGCAAAGGCAATGACTAAACATGGCACTGCAGACGTTACAAAAACAAAAGCTGGAATGTTCCAAGTCCTCTTCAAAGGTGATGACAAAAAAGCAGTCGGACAAGCAACTAGAATTGCTCTCAAATATATGGGAGAAGAAGTTGATACATGGGGTGAGACTTTAGACGAAGCAAAAAAGTCTAAGTACAAATCTAAGGGGATGAGTAAGATATCCCAAGGTATCAAAAAGATTATATCGATTGAGAAGAAGATGGGTGCAGATGTCAAAGACATTCAAGCAGTAGAAAAGTTTATTAAGAGTGGTTTAGAAACTGAAATGTACGATGACATGGAAGTTCTAACACCTAGAAGTTTAAAACAATTAGATAAACTAATGTCAAAGATCGACACAGACCCTAGAGATGGTATTGCACAAGCAATCGAAAAAGCTGACCCTGATCTTTATGACATGATGTTCGGGTACTAAGATGAATCAATTTCAAGAACTCAAAGAAAGAAAGGTACTAGACAAAGACGGTAAAGTCGATGCAATGGGGCCTTATGGAAGATCAAAACTTACAGGTCAGGAAGTTGCACAATACTTTAGAAAGAATAAAGTAAAAGATGCAAAACTTAAAAAGGCAGTAGAAGTTGCACTTGATTTAGGTGGTGCAGATTCAGTTGCTCGTAAAGAGATAAAAAAGTTCTACGGAGATAAAGTTCTCAAGTCAAAAGAAGTACAACATGCATTAAAATATGCAAACGAATCATACACATTCAATAGTCTTTGTGCATACCTACAAGAAGATTTAACATTGGTTGAGAAGAACCTTATGCCTGCAATTGAGAAGATCGTTGCAGATAAAGGTGCAGCCAAAGTCGGTGGTATCACTATTGATATGTTCACTGCATCAGTAGTTAAACAAGTCTATGACAAAGTCAACGATGCAAACAAGAAGAAGATGGAGAAAGCAAACATCCAAACTCTTGTAAAACTTGCACATAAAGTCATGGGTATGAAAGAAGAAGTTGATGAAGCTGCAAACCCAGCACAACAAGCTGCAATTGCAATTGCAAAGAAAGAAAAAGCAGGTAAGCCAGGGTACGATAAAGAAGGTAAATCCCTGAAGAAAGAGTGGAAAGATGCAGCTGGTAATAATAGAAGAGTCCACGAAAAAGACAAGAGAAAAGATAAGAAACACAACGTAATGGATTCTTACAGACAAATGTGGGAAGATGCACTAGACGAACAAGTTTCAGATATTACAGTTGACCCTAGAAATAAAATATCAAAATCTGCAGATCAAAACAAACATGCAGCTGAAATTGCAAAATCAGCAAAAAGATTTGGTCTTAAATCATCAATGATGGGTAAACATGTAAGAGTTAAGGGTAGTAAGAAAGCAGTCAATGACTTTCTAAGAATTATTATCGGTAAGTCATCTTACGGTGACCCAACAGAAAAGGATATGTCAACACCACAGATTGACAAAATGTTGACTAAAGGGTTAAAGTAATGCCCAAGTTAACAGCTGCAGAAGTACAAAAGATTCTTACCACAGACGGTAGAACTAAACTTTTTAAGGAGAAACTTAAGAAGTTAGGGTACGTCAAAGATGCAAAAAATGTATCTAAAGTCATGGAGAAAGTCAAGGGTGACTTTGCTATGATGTCTGATGCTGGTAATAAAAAGATTGCAAGAGCAGTTGCAAAATCTAAGTCAGAGAAAGAACTCAGACAAAAGATAGATAAGATTTCAACCATGAGTGGAGGTAAATATTCCGAAGCTCAGGAAGATGAGGTAATCCAAAGAGCAATCGATGCATTCAACAGTAAAGCATCGGGTACACAATTAAGACCTGATGCAAATATGTTGATGCAACTAAGAAAGTTCAAGGATACCAAGAAGAACGGGGAAGTCAGAGCAGATGACATGAAATCCATCAAGGTTAAACACCAAGATGCAGTTAAAGTTCATGACGTTTTAATGTCTGTTAAGGCCCCCATTCGTGATAAATACACTAGACTATTACAAAAAGATAGTAAATCATTTAAAAAGACTTTCAATGACATATTGAAAATCGCTAGTTAGGAGAATTTAAAAATGGCATTATGGGGAGAAACAGATACTTTAGCAGATGCACCTAAGTATAAAACTCGTTCATACACAGTCGATGCAAGTTCAGCTTCAGTAGTTTCTACTGCAAATGACACTATTACTATTGCAGATCATAGATTTGTAAATGGTGATAGATTGAACTACAGAGATGGTGGTGGAACTGCAATCGCAGGATTGACAGACGAGGCAGAATACTTTGTCGTATCTAGAACAAATGACACATTCAAATTGTCTGCATCATCAGGTGGTAGTGCAATTGATTTGACTGGTGTTGGTGTAGGTACTGCACATGTATTCCAAAAAGCAGATGCAGAAAACATCTTTGTGGATATCACAGAGGCAGGAGTTGCTGCAAACAGAGCTAAAGGTATTAAGACTACTGGTTGGAATGAGTACGAAGAGTACGGAACTGGTAGAAAAAGAGTCGAAACATTAGTTGCAATGGCCAAGACAGCAGGAGCTGCTGGAGACGTTGGTGTTGGTGACGATGACGATTCAGAAGCTGCAGACAGTTAATCAGGTAAGTAATTATGAAAATTAAAGTATTAGGTTCAGAAGCTGCATGTGGAACTAGCACAACTAATGGTTCAAACTTTGGAAGTGCAACACATGTTAGAGTACATAACTCAGGTACAACAAATAGATTAGTTTCTGTAGAGACCAGCGCAAATTCACTTATAGGTACTTTTACCTTGGGTGGTGGTGCAAGTGAAATCATAGTTAAAGACCCAAGTGACGAAGTATTCGCTGCAAATGCAGAGGTACTAGGTGTCGGAATAGCAGTGGAGCAGTAATATGAAAAAGTTCAAACAATTTTTAAACGAAGAAGCAGGATTAAGTTCAGAACAGATTCCCCATGATATCGATGATATCCATGTGAAGAACAAGGTCAATGCAATCCTAGGACATACTGCAGTAACAGAACACATGAGTCCTAAGGCTGCCGTAGAGCAGATGAAAGCAAAACTAGCACAACTCGGTTTAAATCCTCAGACTGCAGATGAGGAATTAGAGTTCTCCGAATCAGGAGAATTCGACTTAAACTTCTCTAGATATGGAGAGATCATTGGTAAAACTGGCGACAGTGAGATTGATGAGATCGAAAAGGAAGAGAAGATTGTATCTCTTAAAGTGAGATACGAACAACTATCTAACGGTAGTTATAAAGTATACGGGTCATTAGTCTAAGGGGTCGTGCCCATTCTAACAATCCAAGTAATAATTTAGAAGTCCAACCTCATGTCGTGAGACAGCATGGAAGGACTTATAAGTGAAACCAAGTCATCGGCACCGTATACTTACCCTTCGGGGTGACCTACATACTACTATATTATGAGTCTTTTTGATAAAATCACAGCAAAAAACTTTCAAGCGTTTGCAATGAAGCATTACGATGACCCTCAGTGTGAGTCCTTAGAGGACTTTCAAGAGGACTTGAGAAGGTTTCGATATCTTAAACGGTTACTACACCGTTATCACAACAATGGTGAGATGAGAGAACGTCTTATGCTCAACCATTTGATCTGTTTATTCAATGTCTTTGGATTTGAACCATGCATGAGAATGTTAAAGTTCAAGATCAAAGACGATATGTACTGGACATCTATAAAAACTATGTTATTATACCTAGGGTATGTTGAGAATACATGGGAAAAAGATATTGATTTAGATGTCAAACTTGCACAAAGACTCAAAGATTTATAATGCTGGATTAGCTCAGTTGGTAGAGCAACTGATTTGTAATCAGTAGGTCGTCAGTTCGAATCCGACATCCAGCACCAGTCTTGGGGCTGTAGCTCAGTTGGGAGAGCACCTGCTTTGCACGCAGGGGGTCGGGAGTTCGAATCTCCCCAGCTCCACC